TCGGTGTTCCACATGGAACAATTCGCAGAAACATTGATAATATATTCACCAAGTTTCTGCGAATGTATAAATATGCAATCTATTTAATAAACACTCCACCTGCCAACAATCGTTCTATTTCTTGCTTTTCTCTCTTAGTTGCTTTTCCTACTAGGTTTATTTTTTGTATTTCAACATATCCACTAACTTCACTTAATTCAGTATATTCTACAATGTTATACCCATAATCTCCTATATCATTATATGGAATGTTCCTAGAAACTTCTATATATGGAACTGATACATGATTCATTAACTTAGAACCTAGTTGATTATAGAATTGGCTTTGAATATCTTGTTTGAATGGTATGTCTTGTTTAATGCTCCTCTGAATGGTTGTAATTAGCACATCGTTAGAATACACGTTCACATTAACTTCTCCACCATACAGTTCTATAACATAATCAACTGTAATTACATTACCAATAACTCTAGCAGGTTCAATTTCAACAGGTGGAATAAATGGAAGAACTAATTTACACGTTGTGTTAATATAGTCATAAGCATTACCATAGATAGCAGGAACCTCTATTTCTGCAACTCTTATATTTATAATAGTAGAGTTAATCTGGCTTGCTTCAGTATCAACTGTATTACCTCCTAATATAATAGGGGTTTTAACATCAGAAGTAATATCACTTATTGAGAATGGTAAAACGTATAGGTTAGCAATGTACTGTCCTAAATCAATCAACGTTCCATATTCTCCATGTTCTCTATAACGTTCTTCAGATAATAGTTGTAATTCGTCAGGTGTGAGGTTGTAAAGTCCTGCGAATCTGTTCACTATGTCAATTTGTGGTGGTTCATCATCTGCTTCAACTGCAATGAATCCAACTAAATTAAGCCCCTCTGCATAGTTTGCGTTAATTTCATAATCTGTTATGGTAGTTCTAGTTTCAAGAATAGTATAATCGGAATTCCAACCGTTAGTAACTTTAGAAAATCTATCCTCAATTTGCCAACTCCAAGCATCCATATATACAAGTTCAGCATTGAAGTCCTCATTGAAACAATATCCTTCATCTGCAACAACTTTAATAAATATGTCTGTTTCGTATTCTACTACAATTTCCTCACCCTGAACTACTAAAACATCATTCAAATAAACAGAACAATTTTCAACCTCGAAGGTGTTCCAACTTCTTACGATTCCTTTCCATACTGCCAATTTAGTCACCTCCTACTTTATTGTTACAAGTATTATTTGTTCATCATAAGGAATTTCAAGTTCAGAATAGTATAGCGTTACCTCTTTCCGAACCTCTGAATTCAATCCACCATCATAAAACTGATTACCCTGTCCTGCTCTTGTTACAAGTCCACTACTTGCTAGAATGTCAGCTTTGAATGATTCAAGAACATCACATTCAAGAAATAGTTTATAAATGTCTTTAGGTTGAACCTGAACCGAAGTAATGAAATAATATCTTGCTAGTTCAGGCAAATAAGCGTAGTTCTTCAATATAGGGGTTGAACTTTTAAGAAGAATAACAGGGTTTAGAATGTCAAAGGTATCTTTGAAGGTTATATCATAAGTTTCTTCGTTTTGAAGTGTTTTTCCTATGGTGTTATTTGAATCACTTGTATTATATAGCTTCAGAATCATTTTCTAACCTCCTTTAATGAAAAAGCAGGGGAATACCCCCTGCTTTCTCAACTGTGTTTCTTAGGCAACGAAGAAAACTAGGAAGTTTTCGTTCAAGTCGTTGTAATAGCCTGCGTCAGCTTTATAGTAGTTGGTGTAAAACTCTGCTTTAGCGTTGTAATGAGAAGTAACTCTCCTGTCAAGGTTAGCAACTCCTACCGCATTTACATCAAACATAACCCCTAGAATTCCACTAGCTTCTACTTCGTTCTTTGAGGAAGTTTTTACATGAATCTTAGAAACATCTTCAAAGGAATAATCTGTTCCCGAACCCTGCCAATATGGAACTGTTTCATGCTTAGGCAAGGAAACAAGTTCTTTATTGAATGTATCACTTTGCAGGAATACAGAACTAGCACTTGCGAAGTCAGAAAGCAGAACTAATGAAACATCATCAGCAGGGGTAAATCTTTCTTTCTTTCCTACATTAAACAAGGTTGAAATTTTACTCATTCTATCCTTGTAAAGACTAATCATGTAACTAGCAAACCTGATGAAGTCAGGGTCTTTAATTGCTTCTTCTGCTTCAAGTTGTTCAGCTTTTTCTGCGTTATACAATGCTAGAAGGTTGATAGCTTTAGTACCTGAAATAGTTAAATCAATTTCTTCTTCCTCTTCATCGTATAAATCGTCAACGATAGTTTCGGCTGTCATATTGTTAATTGCTCTCATAATCAAGTTGTCTAGTCTAATCGTCATAGCTGTTTCTACTGCGTTGAAAATCATGCTTAGGAACCCGTTCAACTGCTCTTTATTGCTGAAGGATTCTTTTACCTGCAATTCAGTAAAGGAAATAGGAACTTCAAAGGTAACTTTAGAGTTGAAGAATTTGGCTGAAACTTTAGGCTGATAGAATATGTCTTGATTATAAGTTTCTCCATCTTCCAAGTTCCAACTTTCGTTTTCCGTTGCTTCAGGAATATCAGCGGTAATTTTTTCTAAAATAGAACCATATTCCCAACTATCCCGAATAACGGAAGGAACATTCCCTCTATACACTCTGTCAACAAAAACAACTTTCCCAATGTGATTGATTAACTTGCGAACATAGTTGTCTAGGTTGTTGGTAGAAATAATTTCCCTTCCTACATCAACAACATTAGACAAGTCCTCTTGAACAACAACACTTTCACCTAAAATTTCCTCAACAGTAGTATTCAGTAACGAATATACTTGTTCAACTTTCATTATTCAACATCTCCTTTTAATTAAAATATGAGCGAACCTGTAAAGGTTGCAACGTTGGGAAACACAACATCAAGAATGAAATTCTTTTCTAAAAACCGCTTCATTCGTTCAGCTTCTAAAACCCTACTACCCTGAATTCCTTTTACTTCTTTCGTTCTAGTTCTTTCATCTTCCCTAGAACCTTCATTAAGAACATTGTCGGTACTCTCAACATCTTTGCTAGAATCTTCTACCATATCAGGGGAATTGTAACCTGATACTTTATCTAAATCCTGTCGTGTATTTTCAGAAGTTGTTTCATGTCTAGTTGATTCACTTCCTGTAATTGTTTCAGTTGTCATCATGGAATAAGTTTCAAGGGGTATGTCAGAAGTCATCAACTGATAAAGTCTATCCCATGCTAAACCATAGGAAACTAGCAACATCTTTGCCACCGAATTCATATTATCAGGATTAACTCCCCCATGCAACACTATACTTGCAACTGTTGGAGAAAGAGTTCTCCCTCCATACATAGCTATAAACATTTTATCAAGTGTTTCAATGTCAAAGGCTTCTGCGAAGGGTAATGTTTCAACTTTATTCATGTAATAGAATAAACCTTTTCCATCAACCGTTAAATCAGCTATTCTCATTTACTCCCCCCCTCCATATTCCCGAACTATTGAATCATAATCAATCCCTGATTGTCTAGCTATAATAATAGACTGAAGTCTAATTGTTTCATTCAATCTATTGATTGTCGGCTCTAACCTACCCAATACATAGAAACTAATTGCAATTGGAAAGCCTACTGTTGAAACTGCCTGAATCCATGCTTCAATCGTCACCATCTCCCTTCAGGGAAGGCTTCCACTCTCTCCCACTCTTTCCGTTTATAGTCAAGTCAGGGAGGGGAACCTGCTTCATTCTCTCCAATAGTTCAGCTTCAGTTTTTCGCCAATTGGCTTCACTTACTGCAATAGCAAGTTGAATATCAAACCATTGTTTAGGGGAATAGTTTCTTCCATTATAAACTATATTACCTGAATTGTCTATTAACCTTCCCCATGCTCGAAAAAACCTGATTTATTCAAGTAATTAACTACTGCGTCAATGAGCAAAGAAAGTATTGGCTCTATGAATCGTTCTGCCCAATTAGGGAAGTTAATTCCTACCTTGTCTAATTCACCCATTAAGGCTGTGAGAACCTGCTTCTTCTTCTGCTCTCCTGTTCCCCCTTCAGCTTCAAAGAAAGTTGCTAGGGGAATGATAAAGCCTGCAACTGTTATTAAAATCTGAATGAACTTAATCACCTAATCACCTCCTTATAAGTCATAGTCCTGTCCTGTAACCATCATTTTAATTAGCCTGTCGGCTCTTGTTTTAACCTGTGAATACCATTTAGAATCTTTCATTTCTTCCCCTGCGTTCCAATAGTTCATATTCTCAACTTGCTTAATCATGTTCTTGAAACCTGCGAACCCTGAACTTCCTAGATTAAACCTCATGTCAATAATAACTTTCTGTCTAACCTCATTTAAGAAGTTAAACCACCTATAACTATTTTCAAGTTCTGCTCGAATAATCATAATATCGTTATTCAGCATATATAAGGCTTCTTCCTGTGTTATCTGCCTAACCTGTAAAATGTCTATTACTTCCTGCTTCGTTAGTCCATAGTTGTCCAACATTCTTTTCTGTTCAAACTCATAAAGTCCAACATCTTCTAAATTCCTACCTACTCCAATAGTTAGCTTATTAGCAGGACAAGTGTAAACCTCTGTTCGTAGTCCTTCATGGAGAATTAGCTGTTCCTGTATGCTATGCTTCAACATCTTCTAATTCCTCCTCCATGTCCTCATGAACTTCTTCCAACTCCTGAACCTGTTCACGTTCTGCCCAACTTGAAGCAAATTCAACCGTTGCTTCTAGGTTATACTTTTCATTCATAGCTTCTAATGCTTTAATTCTACAATTAAGCATATTGTCCACATAGGGGTAAATGGAATTAGAGTTAAGTTCTACTTCTTTAGTTATAAGTCTTTCCTTCTTCATATTGAAGTTAGAGTTTAAGCCTAGTTCATTATATAAACTAGCTTTAGTGTACTGCTGAAGTTCTATCAAGTCAGTTAATCTAGTTGAATTATTATCAGAAGCACTAATGCTTTTCAAACTCTCATAAAGCCTATTTTCCATAATATAGCCTAGTTCCCCTGCTTCCAACTTTTCAAGGTATTTTTTAGCTGATTCGGCTGTGTTATCATCACTAACTGCAATATGATTATTAACCCTTTTATTGATAGTTGCTAGAATCATAGTTATTTCATTCTCATTAAGAATAGTTCCGTATCTTGAAATCAAGGGAATTAGTCCTAACTTCAGGAAGTCATTAGTAATCAGAACCCCATCTTCTTTTATGTTTAGAGTTTTATTAAAGCGTAATGCAGGGGAAGAAATAACTATTTCAGTAGCTTCTCCGTAAACCCCTTCTTCCCCTCCTAGCGAACCATTAAAGGCATATAAATTCCCCTCAACTTCAGTAATGAAGGCGAATCCATTCACCTGAAGAAGTTTCTCTAATTCCTCTGCAGGAATTGTTTCAGGAAGTCCTGAATAGCGAAACATCTGCAACGTTCTAGTTAGCATATACTGTATGAAATAATTTAAGTTCCTATCCTTCTGTCTAAAATCGTATTGCCTGAAGTTCATGCTGAACCCTCCTTAATATTATTTTAACCCATCAAGAAAATAATGTCAATTAAAGCGTTTTAGCTATTTTCAAATAGTTGTTTATTGCGTCCCCTACATCATTATTCTGGTAGAATACTTTATCAATTTGGAAGAAGTAAAGAATCTTTCTTCCTATTTCATTAGTTGGCTTGTAAATACTCCTATTCCAATTTAGCCTATGATTATGTTCTAAACTGTATATAATATCATTATCTTCATCTTGCAAAGGCGTTGTTTTCACATGAATATAAGTGAACATCTCTCCGTCTTTCTCTACTATTTCACATTGATATATATTTCCATCAAACAGAATGAAGTAAATGAATACTATATCTTTAGGTGTGAACTTTACAGGACAATGAGGGTAAATGTCTAACTCCCATGCACCTGTTGTAATCATGTTTAACTTAGGATTGTCAAAAGCGAAGTACATATCAGAATCTTTACTAGCATTTAGAGGTGAGCAATATTCAACTGCAACCGTCAACTTTGAATTTCCATAAGTGTATAAGTCAATAGTTCCCTGCTTCATCTTCTGAATATGAGTTAAACCCA